TATTGCAAAAGGCGGCCTTGTAATAAAGCCCTATATTGTTATTAATAAACCAGTAGAAGGCGAAGAGGAAGATACACCAACTGCTGATATCGAATTTGATTTTATTCAAGCAGATGCTTTCTATCCACTTGCTTTTGATGCGTCTGGTAGAATTACAGAAGCCGCTTTTGTGCAGTCTAAAGTAGAAAAGAATCAAATATATCGTAGACTGGAATATCATAAGTGGGAGAAGAACACAGTTACCATTGTAAATAAAGCGTACAGGTCTAATAACTTAAGAAGTTCAGGCGATATAGATAACGCTGATTTAGGAGAAGAGATTGAACTCTCTGCTGTACCTGAGTGGAAAGATTTAGAGCCAAAAACAACGATTAGAAATGTCGCTAAGCCATTATTCAGTTATTTCAAGATGCCCGAAGCCAATACAATAGACCCAACAAGTCCTCTTGGTATATCCGGATTCAGTAGAGCCGTTGACTTGATTAGGGATGCTGATATTCAATATAGCAGATTGTTATGGGAATATGAAGCAGGTGAGATGGCTATTGATATTGATAGAGATGCGTTGCGTCCAGACATAGATGCAAACGGTAATATTAAATCAAGACCAAATCATTTACAGCAACGTCTGTATAGAAAATTGGATTTAGGTTCTGATTCAGATACTTATTATCCTTATGCACCGGGTCTGCGAGATACTAATTATATCAACGGTTTAAATACTATTCTTATGAGAATAGAAGATGTTTGCGGTATTAGTAGAGGAACACTGTCTGACAGTGCTGATGTTGCAAGAACTGCGACAGAGTTAAAGATACTTAAACAGAGAAGTTATCAAACAAATGCTGATATACAGCAAGCTATTGAAGATGCCATACGTGATGTTATTTATATCATGAATGTGTATGCGACATTATATGAAATCACACCGGAGGGTGAATATGCGGTCAACTTTGAGTGGGATGATAGTATAATGGTAGATATTAATGAAGAGATAAATAAACGTATTACACTCATGCAAAATGGTCTTACGTCTAAGTTAGAAAATAGAATGTGGTATTTCGGTGAGACAGAAGCACAAGCACGTGAAGCATTAGCAAAGATTGATGAAGAGAATCAACAAGCACAGCAATCTGACATGGCTATGCAATTTGAAATGAATAATCGAGGTAAATAATGCTTAGTGAAAGTACGATTGATAAATTAGTTCAACCAATCGTGACTCGTCAGGAATCTATTAATACTTATGTATTAACAAAGATAGCAAATAAGGTGAGGGAGATAGGTACAATATCTCCCTACGATATTAATAGGATGAAAATTCTCGTAGAGTACGGCGCCGATATCAGAGAAATGAATGCTGAACTTGCAAGATTATCTAACCTACAAGTACGGGATATAAAATCTATCATAAAAGATGTTGCTATAAGTACAAATACAGACGCAAAACCGCTTTATGATTATCGTCACAAATCATTTATTCCTTATGAAAAAAATACTAAATTACAAAATACAGTTAGGATCGTTGGAGATAGAACAGCGGGAGAATATACTAATTTATCGCACTCACGTGCAACTGGATTTTTAATACGAAATCAAAAATATCCTGGAACATTACAGTTTCAATCTATCGATGATACTTATAGGTCAGTTATTGACGAAGCAATACAAGCAAGTGCAAGCGGTGTTGTAGATTATAGAACTGCTATGCGAAGGACTTTAAAACAACTTGCAGATAGCGGTATTCGTAGATTATCTTGGGACAGTGGCTATACTCAAAGATTAGATACAGCGGTAAGACGAAATATATTAGAAGGTATCCGTGCCATACAACAAGCAACAGAAGATATGATTGGCGAAGAACTTGGAGCAGATGGTAAGGAGTTAAGTGTACATATTAATTGTGCATTAGACCACGAACCGTTTCAAGGCCATCAATTTACGAATGAAGAATGGGAAAAGCTACAGAATAGTGAAGATTTTGAAGATGTGGAAGGTATAAAATTTTCAGGTGTAGAGCGTGTTATTGGTATGTGGAATTGCCGACATATTGCCAGAAGTATATTCGTAGGTGTTACTAAACCTCTTCACACGAAAGAACAGTTGCAACAATTTATAGATAACAATCATAAAGGCTACACATTACCAAATGGCAAACATATAACGATGTACGAATGCACTCAAATGCAAAGACAGATGGAAACACGAATAAGATATGCTAAAGATGAGCAAATAGTATTTCAACAAGCGGGGAATATACCAGCCGCTAAAATAGCACAGCAAAAAGTAAAACGATATGTAAATCAATATAAACAGTTTAGTAAGAGTTGTGGATTACCAATACACAAAGATAGAGCATCCGTTGTTGGGTATCGTGCTATAAAAATTGGTTAATTTGTTTATATTGTTTTTAAAATGTATTTACAAACAATAAAAATTATTATATAATATGTTTGTAGAGGGATTCTTCATATCGTTTCCTCCTTAACCTATTTTTTTGATGGGTGCATGATATTCGTATCGTGTGCCCATTAAATAAAAGGTTGTGTCCAGCATAACGACATTTAAAGAATGCACATTCCACCCGCAACCGTGATGCGGATATATAAATAACGGATATAAAAGAATGTAAAGGAGATTTGTAACATGACGATTAAAGAACTTTTTGACAAGGCTGAAAATGGTGTTCTTACTTGGGAACAGTTTCAGGCGGCAATGGGTGAAGCAAAGTTTGTTGACTTAACAGAAGGCAATTATGTTTCAAAGCAGAAATATGATAATGAATTGGCTCAGCGTGATACACGTATTACCGATTTATCAAACACCATTTCTACAAGAGATACAGACTTAGCAACACTTCAACAGAAATTGAAAGATGCAGGTGATTTAGAAGCACTTCAACAGGCATCTAAAGATTTAGCAGATTTGCAGAAACGGTACGATAAAGAAACAAAAGATTATCAAGCCCAACTTACAAAGCAGGCGTATGAATTTGCAGTAAAAGAATTTGCAAATAGTAAGAACTTTTCTAGTAAAGCGGCAAAGAGGGATTTTACGCAGGCAATGTTAGCAAAGAATCTCCAATTTGAAGATGGCAGAATTATCGGCGCCGAAGATTTTGTACAGATGTATGCGAAGGATAATGAGGATGCGTTTGTTAAGCAGACAGACCCAAAACAGCCGAAACCGCAGTTTGTGCAAGGAACAGGCGACCCGACTCCACCTAAAAAATTAACCTTATCTGATATGATGAGGATGAAGAACGAAAACCCAGATGTAACATTTGATATTTAATCAGGAGGTGTAATTTATGCCGCAGTTTGATAGCAAAATATTTAACGGCGAAGTATTTCAACGGTACGTCGATAGAGTACCTAATCTGAAACTGAATGAACTGTTGCGTTCAAGAGCAGTTGTTTCCAGACAGGATTTAGCAACTGCTATGGCTGACCAGGTAGGTGGTAACTATCTTACCACTCCGCTGAAAGGTCTTATTAGCGGTTCTACCCCGCTCAACTATGATGGTGTTACTGACATCACTGCTCAGACTACTCAGACGTTCTCTCATTCCAGAGTAGTTGTAGGTAGAGCGCAGGCTTGGACTGAGAAAGATTTCTCTTATGATATCACCGGCGGTGAAGATTTCATGGAGAACGTTGCACAGCAGGTAGCTGAATATTGGGATGAAATTGACCAGGCAACTATCATAGCAATTCTTAATGGCGTATTTAGTATGTCTGATACAGAAGGTGCTAAGTTTGTTGCGCAACATACTCATGATGTTCATACCGTACAGAATAGTGAAGGCAAAACTGGATTCATGGATGCCACTACACTGAATACTGCTATTCAGAAAGCGTCCGGTGACCATAAGAACAAATTTAGTCTTGCAATTATGCATTCTGCTGTAGCTACTAATCTGGAGAACATGAAAGTTCTGGTATATCTGAAGTATAACGATGCTAACGGCATGGAGCGTGAAACTGGACTTGCTACTCTGAACGGCAGACTTGTACTTATTGACGATAGTATGCCGGTTCTGGAAGATACTTCCACTGCTACGTTCTCTAAGACTTCTGATACTGCAGTAACCGCTGGTAAAGACTATTATACTCGTACTGGTACTTCTGGCAATTATCAGTATACAGCAGTAATTAATCCGCAGGATAGTGCGATTGGTAACTACTATGAAAAGACTGCAAACGGTCAGCCAATGTATGTTACTTACCTGTTCGGAGACGGTGCTATTGAGTACACGAACTGTGGTGCTAAAGTTCCGTCTGAAATGAACCGTGATCCTAAGACCAACGGTGGTCAGGATACTCTGTATAACAGACAGAGAAAGTGCTTTGCTCCGTACGGTATTTCTTTCACTAAAGCCAATATGGCTACTCTGTCTCCGACCGAAGCAGAATTGTCTGATGGCACCAACTGGGAACTTGTAAATACCGGTGGCACGAATAAGAAGTATATCAATATCAAAGCTATTCCGATTGCCAGAATTATTTCTCTGGGCTAATCTTATTTAAAGGCGGTGAAGTTTAATGTATTTATCTTTTGAGGATTATCAAGAATACGGTGGTACATTAGATGAGACCGCCTATAATCAGTTAGAATTTGAAGCACGTGCTGTAATAGATTGGTGGACATTCAATCGATTACAGAATGAAGAAACGTATCCAGAAGCAGTTAAACGATGTATGTATAAACTTATACAGCTTATACACGATAAACAAGCATCGATGGTTGTAAATGCTGGAACAAGTGGTGAAAGTAGTTCAATTCAGGCAGGTATAGCAAGTGAGTCCAATGACGGTGTTTCTACTTCTTATAATACATTATCTGCTAAGGATGCTGTAGACACTATTCAAGATGAATTAAAGTCTACAATCAGTATGTACTTATCAAGTGTAAGAAATTCGTTGGGTCGTAAAGTATTATATAGAGGAGTGTATCCAGATGAATAAGGAGTAGCTATTTATGTATGGATATATCTATATCACCACTAATTTACTAAATGGTAAGAAGTATATAGGACAACATAAGGCATCAAGTTTTGATACTAAATACATAGGTTCTGGTATTTATCTAAATAGGGCAATAACTAAGTACGGAAAAACAAATTTTGTTTGCGAAGTATTGGAAAGTTGTGAAACC